ATTTAATTGTTATGTTTTCTTTCGAGAAAGCTTTTGCGATCTTTTCTTTCCAAGAGGGTTGAGCCTCAGTAACTTCAATCTGACTAGAAATAACAGCAGTTTCTTCCTTGGCGTTTGCCAAAGCAGTTTCTACTTGTACGGTTTTTTCTGTCGCTTGAGCGACTGTTTGAGTATCCTTTAGTCTCTTAGCTAATTCGGCTTCGAGTCTATCTTGGAAAACTTTTTCTTGTTCAGTCTTAAAAGCTTTGCTCTTGTGTCTGTAAACTACAGAAAGCTTTTCTTTATAAGAAGCGAATGCTTCGTCTGAACTATCTAAAGAAGTAATATCTTTAGCTAAAATTGATCTATCAAGATCATCGAAATCAAATTCTTGATCTAGAATTCCCATTCTTGTATTGAAAAGTTCTTGACTATTCTTGGCGGCTACGGCGGACTCTAGTTCACCAAGCTTAGAAATTGTAGCGTTTAGATCTTCGCGCAACTTTTCGGTTTCAGCGATAGCCTTTAATTTAGCCTCTTCAGCAGCTTGAAGTTGAGACTTAAATTCGTCGTTCTTTGACTTAATGCTTTCGGCGATCTTATGAGAAATGTTAGCAACGGCCTCTTCATTAAAGTTGACAGTCTCTTGCTTTTCAGCAAGAACGGTCTTTAGTGCGGATAGTATTTGTTCTAGATCCATAGTATTTATTTTAGATGTATTTACAGTCGTTTTTTCTGCTTGTGAAAATATTTTCTTGTTTATTCGTAATAAATCTAATGAATTTACTTCAAAAGATTCTATTTCTTCAGCTTCGGTATCGTTTTTAATCATTTCAGAAGATCCATCATCAATAATTACTCCTTGAACATCTGCCGCAGGATTGGTTGTGAATCCTATTCCTAATGGATAAATGCGACCAGTGACTAAACGATAAACTGGAGTACCGTCATTCATTACTCCAGGACCATCAAAGCCTCTTAGATACTTTTTAAATTCTTCTATTTGTTTTTTATCTGTGATTATTTCTGCTTGGCTCAAATCAGCACTGCCAACTGCAACCATATATTCATTAAATCCAATTTCCCAACTTGCACTTATTCTTTGAAATAGATTTGATTCAGGATCATTTGATTCTATGAGAGCATCAGCAAAACTTCTATCAACAGTCTTATAAACTACAGCCGCCAAAGAAATATTAAATGGATCTAACTTTCCTTTTACATCTTCATCTGAAATAATCTTATTAGAACCGATAGCAGAAAAAGCTGAATTAACAATATGCCCCACTACTCTTTGCTTTTTATGTTCAATGTTGGTTGGCTTATGAATAAAATAATTCTTGAATGCAATAGCAGTGTTAGTATCGATGCCGTCGCCATTCTTATTGAATTTATTAACCAGTGCAGCATTAAAAGCCGCCCCAATTAAATCAACGTTTGTATCCAAGTTAACAGATGAAGGGATAAGGCTTTTTAGAGAATCTAAAGAAGCTTTAGATACGAGAACATTGGTATCAAAATTTAGACTAGCGGTTACAAAATTCTCAAATGACGTTCTATATTTAAACATAATATATAAATTTACACTGAGTATTTAGTACTGTGATATAAAAGAGCAGCAGAATATGTCTCTAATTGATGTTCTGCGCCCAATTCTTGAATTCCTGGTAGTATGCTGACCTTATCTAATATAGAAGGATCTTTAACAACTGTTTTTGCTACCGTCTCCCAAGTTTCATTTTCGCAACCAATAATAATAGCTTCTGATAAACTCTCAGCTACCTTCTTTTGCTCTTCATTTAGCTTTTTCTTTTTATATTTTGTTTTTAATTCGCCTTCGATGATTGAATATAAAACTTTTGTGCTTTCCATCGTTTTGGCAATAGCTTCTTTAGCAAATATTGATGAAGCTTTAGCCCCCATTGGACGACCTCTCTCAGTTGGAGTTGTAGTCTTCTTCATTGGTGGCTTGGCTCCAATATTTGGAACTTCTGGCATCGCAGGAGGAATAACTGGAACGCCTCCAACGATTGGATTATAAAAACCTTTCTTGCGCTCTTCGACAAACTTGGTTTGAGCGGCGGCTAACTCTTCTTGAGTTGGATAAATACCTGTTTCGATAACCTTGAGACCTTCTTCTGGAGGAAGAATTCCAAGTTCCATCATGCGAGTCACGACGCGATTAAACTGAGTTTCATCCTTGATTGAAACTTCTTCGAATTTAGCAATAGGACACTTACCTTTAAATCCTAAATTTCTAAATATAAGTTCCATTTCGGGACGTAGAAAATCATTTAAGAATGCGTTTCTAGCTTCTTTTAGTCTTTCAAAAAATACTTGTGCTTTTACTGTTGTATTTGCAAACTTTTCTGAACCAATAAGAATATTCTGAAGACCTTCTTTGATATCTTCATTTACTATTTTATATTTTTCATAACCTAAAACTTTATTTAGATCGGGAATAACGAATTCTGCTTTTGTAGTATAATCAGCGATAAGAACACGACCTACAGATTCATTATTTAGCAAGCCTTGCATGGCTTTTATATTTTTATGATTGATGCCGCCTTTGCTAGGCTCAGTACCCATCGTTATCAATAGAATGACATTCTCAATTGTGCGGCAAATAGCTTGGTCTATCTTCTTCATTTCCATCTTGAAGTTAATGTCGTCCAAAACGGCGAATCCAAAAGGAATAGCAAAAGGTTCATAGTCTTGCTTTTTATAAAAAGAATATATTACATCTGTTGGATTGAGTTGAATCTTTAATCCGTCTTGCGCCCATTGACCATGCTTTATTTTAGTTTGGGTCTCTTTATCTAGACTATTAAATACTTCTACATCTCTATCGTTTTTTGGATTCTGCAATCTTTCTAACTCATATTCTGAAAGAATCTTTTGATAAACAACTTTCTTCCAAGAACTTGTTCTATTTACTGTTACATAAAAAGGATTCAATAGAATATATTGAACAGGAATTAAATTCTTTACATCATAAGGTGTTGGGTAGTTATGAATTTCAACATTTGTTTCATAAGAGTCTCCATCGTAATTAGCATATGTCTCTAATATGCTTTGAAAATCATCAATAGTAAATTTAGCATTTACTTTATAAAAGAAAACATTGCCGCTTCTGTAATATTCGCGAAAATACTGATCTTTAACGTTCCACATCTTTGTGTACTTCATCCATTTAGAAAAAAAGTCGCGAGCTTTTTGGCTACCACCTTCTAAATAAATTTCTGCATTAGCAAATTCCGACATGATATCTACCGCATTTCTAAAAATAGCTACATTGGCGTAAGCTTTTTGACACAATTCGATAGCATCACGGATATTGTACCCATTAACTGACATCTCGAAAGGCAATAAACCTTCACGGATATTCGCGTATTTATAAATCTTTGGTCCTACATAAGCCAAGTTTCTTCTAATAGAAGTGCCACCATCTCCAGAACCAGAAAAATTATTTCTTTCGTAACTGGCAGAGCTTTCGTAAAAAGAATCGCCAACAAAACTTGGTTCTGATTCAGAATTGTTGTTAACCAAGTCCTCTAAATTACTGTTATTATTTTCCTTTGCGCCTCTAGAAAATCTATTCCAGTAAGAAGACTTTTTATTATAAGATCGACTCATATTCTTTATTTTACACTTATAACTTTAAAAGTGACTTTGAAAGTTACTTTTACGCTATAAACATAGGAGTAAATGTTTCTGTATTATCTTCTACAGTAACAGTTCTCATATCAATTATAATCTTTGTCATCCAATTTCCCAATACTAATGCTGAATAACTATCTTTTCTTGGTTTATCTGGACCTGATTTACGTTTTAGATTAGCAGGAAGATCAAAATTTTGCATACCTTGTGCAGAAGTTGTTATTTGTATAAGCGCACATTCTGTTTTTGTTAAAAGTATCATATCTGACAAATGTTCAACAAAGTCAATCATTCTTGCGCCGACATCCGCTTTATCCAAATCAGACACATTAGAAAATTTAAGATTTTCTATTCCTATTCTTTTGTTTATTTGTGACTTGTAATGATCATCCATAGCTCTGCTTGCAAAATATATACGACGATGATCAAAATTAGCTTGCAATAATTCATTCGCTTGACGAATCCAAGCTGATGTAGGTTTTCTCATGAAAACTGTTTTATAATCTGTTTTATTATATTCTGATTTTGCGGCATATAGATTAGATTGGTATTCTTCTGGCCTTTCAAACTCTGTTGTTACGCATTTTAACTCAATCTTTTCGTCTTTAAACAATTCACTTTCATTGCAAGAATTCATAAACTGAACACCACCATTATAGTCCATACATATAGCGACAACATTAAAGTTTTTGAGAATATATAAGAAATACTTAATATGATCTTTTAGTGAAGCTCCAGCTAATGCATACGAATGCACCAACGTACCCATTTGTTTTTCGTAATTAACTTTTATTACTTGTATAGCAAAATCGTCCGACCCTTCAGTTTCTGACCAAGAAGGATCAACGGCTATTACATATTCATCTTCTGGATTACCTACTACTTCTACAGAAGGTGTTTCTCCATCAGGTACTGTACATAGCGCCATTTTAGATATTTTAAAATATCCAGAACTATCATCTGTAAATTGAGCGCCAAATTCTCTTTGGAACTGCGATTCACTCATTGTTGATTTTGCTTGATTGATTAGATTCTGATCGTATAACTGAACTGGCGCACAATCGTAAGAAAATTGCATAACACAACGCTTAGAAGAATCTGTTGGCTTAGGATTATGTATTAAATTATCATACTGCTCGTATAATTTATAAAGATATTCAAATTTAAAAGACGCTGATGATAGAGCAATCAGTTTATTGTTGGGCCAAACATATCTATCTTCCTCCTTCATCTCGCCCTTCTCAATCAATTGAGTTTCTAGATTATACAATTCTTCTCGCTGAGTTGGATTTTGAACTACGGACAAGAATGGTACAATAACTTCGTTATAAATGCGTTCAGGCATCAATAGAAACTCGTCAATAATAATACGATGAAAACGAAAACCACGAAGTTTTTCACCATCACCTAAAGGCAATGCGCGAATACGGCTTTTACCTATTTCCATTAGCCATTCATCATTATTTTTTGATACATGGGTAATACATTGTTTTAAAAGATAGGCTTCAGGCTTGGCGGCAATATCTTCTATCTTTTTAAATATCATTTTTGACTGACGAAAAGAACGAGACATAATACCTATCTCTATTCCTTGATTTAATATCGCGTCTAGAATGGCAAAAATACCAGTAGTATAACTTTTACTCATGCCACGCGACCAAACTCCTAAAAAATAATCGCTTTCCAACATTGACTTGACAGCCATATGTTGAAATGGAAACAATTTAACTCCTGTAATTAAATCAGTAGTAAAAGTAATATTGTTTCTCAAGAATTGATAAAACAAAAGCTTCGCTTCACGTTCTTCCAAGAAGCCTTGCTTTTCAGAAAGCTCTTCATTAGAAATAAATTGATTCTTTCTTATTCTTTGATTACCTGTTTCCCAACTCATGATCTAAAAAATATTGTAAATCTACTTGCCATAAATCTTTTCCAAAATATAAAAGCTTTGGTATAATTTCGATTGATTTTTTTCGACTGCCCGTAAATACAAACTGAACATGTCTAGGATATTTATGCGTCAAATGTCGCATATTATGAAAGACGTATTCTAAGTTCGTTTTTCTTTTGTATTTTCGATGATTATCTATTATACTATCTATTGTGGACTCTATTACAATAAATAAATATCCTTCCAATTCAAAAGTCCTTTGGATTTCTCTTTCAAAACGATCAACTCCAGAAGCTAAAGTTCCTAAAAAGTCATTTTCACTTTTTCTATCTACAAAAGTATAATTATATTCTTGAGCGTTCATTAAATAATCACCAATAAATAATTTTTCAATCTTTACATTAGGAAATTCTAAAGGATCTTGTTCGCGAGTATCGACAAGCATAGTTTCATTCTTTAAAGAAATTTTATTAAAAGTTTTTGGCAAAGGCTTATTAAAAAGCGGCTCTTTATCCAACAACTTACAAACAGAATTATAAGATCCAAAATGCTTCTTGAATATATTTATATTTGGAAGATCCAAAGTCTTCAATTCATTATGAAAAGGTGCGTAATGATAATTTTTTTCTTGTATTCTATTTTTTAGCATGGATACGCATTTTGTTTTTACGATTTCTTGATTCTCTGATCTTTCCCATTCAGAAAATTCATTATAATCAAGGAACTCTGTTTCAAAATATTCTCTTTTGTTTTTAAAGGGTATTTGTTTTTTATAAAAAAATGAAAAGCGAGGATAATATTTACAATAATACTCTCCTTGATATAGATTATGTTTCTTTAAATGGGCGTGAAAGCATTTATCATTTACAAAAGATTCTTGACAGACTTTACATTCGATCATATAGCATCTTCTTTTGTAATTCCTAAAATTCTAGCTTTCCATGCAGACATTGTTTCCAATCTATCAGCTTCTTCTTTGACAACTTTCTTTTGCATTTCTGCAATCTGAATCATCATTTTTCTTTCGTTTTCATCTTGGAACAATTCTACCAAACTAAGTATCGAAGCGTTCTTTTGTTGATGAGATTCTATACGTTTAGATCGTTCGCCATTCAATTTCTGCAAAGACTTATCTATACGTTGGGCGCATTGATTATATTCTTCTGAAATAGTCTTTAAAACTTCAGTCAATCGCATTGTAAAATCTTTTTGTTCTTGAGTATCGTTGAACATTTCATTTACTTTATTTTTTTTCATATCAATTTGTTTAAGATTGATATAATCCATGCAAACATTTATATATAAATTAGTTTCATCAATCGTAAGATCTGGCTTGTCCCAAACTGAACGTACAAACTCAGCTTCAAAAAGA